ATCTCCTCCAGGGCGGCGAAGGAATCGACTTCGCCGTGGTGGATCTGCCAGCTCTCCTGCTTCATTCCCCAACCGAAGGCCCGGATCGAGAAGAGAAAGGAGTTGTCCTGCGTGTCGATACCGGCCACCAGGGCGGCGACCTTGCCGCCACCTGGGACCAGCCCTTCCGGTCGGTCGTCACGCAGGGCGAGGATGGTGTCTTCCTTACGGTTCTGGCGGAAGGGGATATGGGCCTCGGCCTTGATCTGGTTATCGTAGTAGTGCATCTCCGCCGGATCCTTCAGGCCGCGGAGAAAGGCGGCGGCGATC